CCAAAGTTGCACTGGCAGTTGCTGCGGTGCCGCATAAAGTCGCCGCCATCAAAACCCGCACGTTCGTGCCAGACTTGTGTGGACGCATCGTAAACCCAAGTAGCGTTGCCGCTTGGAAACGTCAGCACGTAGAAGGCATGGCCTTCTTGCTGGTAGGTGTAGGCAATGGCGTCCGCAATGTTGCCGTACTGGGCAATTGCGTACTCTATGGCATGGGTAGAAACCCTAATGCCCACATACCCGTTGGCACGATAGACGATGCCTTGCCCCCGAGCGTCCGTACCAAGCCAAAACAAGCCGTTGTCCAACTTGGCAATTGAGAACGCAGCAACGCAACCAATTTCGTTGAACGCGCCTTGGATGCGCTGTAGTGGGAAGTCAGCGCCGCCAATGTTGTACCAGACCTCTACCGAGTCTGTGCCAAATACCCACAGCTCGCGGTAGTTGGAAATAACAGCCACCACACCATCGGGTGCGCCTTCAGCGCTGGCAAAGTCCAACGGGTCAACTGAAGTGCCATCTAGCAATTGAGACACCCAAAGAATTTGGCTGTTGGGTTGGTTAAAGACAAAATACCCGTCCAAGTAAGCGACCGTCACCGCTCCAGCAAAGTCAGGGTCGGTGATTTGGGCGAATACGTTGGTGGCTTCGTTGTAGATAAACCCGTCAGGATTGGTGGCTAAGAATAGTTGCGTGCCGTTGTCCGCAATAGACACCGGGCCGCTGCTGGTAGTCAAAGTCCCCAACAGTTGTGGCGTGGCAGTCAGGCCGGTCATCTTGTAGAGGCCAGAACCAGAGACTACAAAGAAGTCGCTGCCGTTAGTCTGGTGCGCCCACAACGCCCGGATCGGCCCGGTGCCTACGGTCTGTAGGAAGTCAAGGCCAGGTGCGCGATTCAGAAAGCCAGGTTCCTTGCCGCCTTCTGGGATGGCCTCTGGAAACAGATTGACCATGCGGTTGTTCGCAGCGTTGATACTGCGTGCAACATAGGCCGACCCAAGAATCGGCGTTTTCATTAGGCACTCACAGCCTTAATCACTGCAAAGGCAATCACAATTGCTTCAGACAAGGAGCCCAAGGAAATATTTCGCACGTTGATGCTTGCTGATCCTGCCGCAGACTGAGCGTTAAGCAGGTAAGAACCGGCAGTGCCTGCGCTGATATGGTTCATTACCAAAATATCGCCAGCTTCAATTACAGTGTTGGTCAGCGTAAAACTAACAGTCGTAGATGCAGGCAACGCAGCGCCGTCTAGTGTAATTTGACCGGTAGATTTGCTTAAAGTAACCGCTGTTGCTTTGCTAACACTTTGCGTTACAGTTCCACCAGAACCAGTTGCATATCCCTGCTTTCCCGTTCCACTAATAACTTGATTGCCAGTGGTGCTAAGGCTTGTGCCAGTAGCCGCACCGATGACTGGTGTGGTCAACGCCATTGAGGTGCTAGTGCAAGCACTGATGTTGCCAGATGTCACCGTGCCCAGCACAGGCGTAACCATTGTTGCATTGGTAAACAACAGCGCGTTAGTGACCTGTTTTGTGGTGCCTCCTTGCACAATTGGCAAGACATCACCAACGGCAGCAGCCGTGGCTACAGGGAGGGCAGAAATTGCAATAGTAGCCATGTTAGTAGTTCCCGGCAAAAATGTTAAACCGCTGTCTGGACGACACGATAGCGTAAGGCATAGACATCACATCGTCAGGGTTGTTGATGCGCTTGATGTTGCGCTTGCTGGTCATGGCGATGCGCCGTACTTGTGGGCTAGGCTCGACACCAAACTCAGGTGCTATTTCCATCGCCAAGTTAAAGACAAACGCACGAAGATAGCCAGGCGGGAACAGGATGTTGGTCGCCAAGGTGGCAGGCGTTGTCAATTGTTGAACGCTGATGAAGTGCCACTCCAAGTCCCGTGTAGGCCGAGGGTAAATGTACATGTCAACATCTGGGTACGTCATGTTGACAAAAATAACTTGCGGGTACGTGCTGGTTACCGTCTTGACCGCAATCCCGTTGTACTGCTGCTGGTTGATGAACTTGATGCCGTAGCTGACGTTGGTGCCCGGGTCGCGGTAGTAGGTAGCGTCATCCAACAGGACAGGCCTGTTGCCCACAAAGTTGCCTGTTGGGCCAAGGGTACGATTGATCTGACCAGCAGGCCAAGTAAAGGTCTGGTCTTGGGTGCTGAACACCGACAACCGCTCAGTGTTCCAACTGTCAATCATCTGGTCAAGCGCCGTCAACGAATCTTGCGAAACTTCCGCAGAAGACGTTTCTCCTTCGGCCAGCACACCTAGCAGTCGCAGCGCCCGGTTGATTTGATCGCCAGCGGTGTAAATCGCCATCTTAGACTCCTTCTGCTACAACCCTGCGCGTGTACCTGCGCTTTACTTCCAGCGCGTTTACGGGAGCCGCCTCCTCAACGACAGGCGTATCCTCAGTATATCGCTTCCAACCGTTCTTCTCGTCGTACTCAGCTTCCAAGTCCATCGTTGCGACTTTTCTACCGTGGATCGGATGCGCCAAGTAAATCACTGCCATTTGTGTTTTCCAGTTGTTTTAGCCAATAACCGCAATCCTGCAACGCACCAAGCGTTGCGTCCAAATCTGAACGCAAACGCTCGGCTTGTTTTTGCAGACTCTGCACCCGCTCCATCACTACTTCACGGGTGATCATCTTTAGGCAGCAATAGCAGCAGTCACATACAACGGCAGATAGCGAATGCCATCAGGCGTGACCACTTTAATCGCTTGAACTGGACGGATTGTTGGCCCCGAAGTTGTGTCTTGCAACAGCTTACCCGAACCTTTAGTCACACCGGCCAGATTAAACAACGTCCCGCTTGTATCAAATGTTGCCTTGTCAGCGCCATAAGAACTCAAGTAAAGGAACGATGTATTCGTGCCCGTAACAGCACCCGTAGGCATTCCAATCTCACACTCCATTGCAGCGTAGGTGCCTTGGGTACAGCCAGCAGACAAGACGATTTCGCCAACGGTGCCAGAGGCCAGACCAGTTACGCGCCCACTTGCGCCAAACTCCAAGTAGCCATATAGGCCATTAGCGTAGGCACCCAACGCCACGTTTGCTTCCAAGTCTGATTTGCTTGCCCATCCCACAGCTCCAACACCCGTAAGGGTAAGTGAAGTTGAAAGAGCGGCAGCGTTAGTGCTACCAGTTGATGCATCGCTCACATCAACGGTTGAAGCACCAACCACGGTTATGTTATCAAATTGAGGATCGCTAAACGCGACCCCTACGGCTTTCGTATTCGGCATAATTTAGTCCTTTAAAAACGGGGGCCGAGGCCCCCATTCAAGTTACTTCAAGAACGCAGAATAAGCTGCGTCACCCGTCTTCACAAAACGGTAGGTGTGGGCACCGAAACGTGCAACAGTGACAGAGCCGAAGATCGTAATGCCAGTACCAGTGGTAATAGGTACGGTAGACGATCCACCAGAGTTGTTGTTGTTGCAAATGATCAGGTCAAAAGACGACCCGACTTTTCCGCTGGTAATAGCCGCGTCAAGCAACGTTGCGGTGGGCAACGTAACAGTCAACGTAGCGTCCGAGGCTTTGGCGCAAACAACCAGACCAACCGCCACTTGAGCAGCGGTCAACGTAGTGTCCGCAGTCAGGCTAGTAGGAATAGTTTGAACGCCAAGTACAGCTTCAGTCAGATTGCCGTCACCGAGTTGGTAACCGCCTGCGCCATTAGGGAGTGCCATGATAATTTTCCTTTAAACGTGTTACTGATTAGCCCCAGATGCGGCAGGCCATCTGTGGACGAATGGTAGAGAAGCCATACAGCACATCAATACGGCAAGGCATACGGTCGTTGTTGATGTCGTACTGACGCACAACGCGCAGGCTGATACCGTTGTGAACAGCGCGTGCAGCCATATCAACGCCTTGGGGCATCAAAAGGTCAGCGGTAGCAAACGTGATAGCGTCTTTGTGGTAAACCAAATTCTGTGCGTAAGCAGTAGAAGCGGTTCCAACAAAGGTTACAACAGCAGCAGCAACTGGCAGGGCGGTCATGGTAGCCAGTGCGTGAGCAGCGGAGTACATGGCGGCAACAGTCACAGTCCAATCGCCAGCTACAGCGGTTGCATCAGCCAAGGCCACAAACTGGAACAGCGAACCAGTGGTTTCACGGGTTTGCGGGTTCACAGCAAAGCAAGCTGCGACGGTAAACACATCACCGGCTTTAAGGGTTGTGCTTACAGACGCTTGGTTCAAAACAAGAGTAGAAGCGCCTTCAGAAGCCACAGTGGTTTTCACCGTAGTAGCAGCAGCAGCATCACGCGAACCCGTGGTGTGCTGCTTGATCGACTGAGACATGTTGACTTCATCAAAGCCCAACACGCCAGTGCCCATCATGCCGTTCTTAAACTGCTTGCTAATGGTGTCGGTGGGATTAAACAGACCTTTCATGCCTTCAACCAAACCAGCGTTTGCAGCGGGGTTAACCGTTGCATAGCGGGGCGTCATTACGGCAGCGTTCTCGTTCAGCTTCTGCTGGGCTTGCAACAGCACCAGAGAGGTAGAAGGAGTCGTGCCGGGGGTGCCGACCGTGTTACCAATGGTTTTGTACGCATTGGCAACGTCAGCATCAATA